ACGTTCGTAGAACGGTAGCATTAGGGGATGATGCCGGGAACGTAGTGGAGGCATCCTACTTCATTTCTACTTTCACTATTAGTCCTTTCTCTTCATGAATATATCTTTTTATTATGTATTCTTTGTACATCTCTTTTTTTTCACGTATTTTTATTTCTTTTGTTCCTTCTCCTTGGATATATATTTGGTATTCGTACATTCCATCTTCTCTTCTTATTCTACTATAGATTGTTCCTTTCACTTCTTCACCTTCTTTTGTTCTACGTAACATTTCACTCTCACTCTCAATCTTTCTTATTTTTCTATACCTTTCGTTCCAATCTTCCTCTTTGTACTTATTATATCTACTTTCCATATTTACCATCACTCTCATTAATTCACACTCATTACACATATCCTCATACCTTCGCATCACACTTGTTACACGCATATATACCTTTTTTTGTAATATTTCATGTTCCAAATTTAAGGAATCACTATAAAACACACTTTTAGCTTTGACATGATATTCAATAAATCGTTTGGTTTCATTATCCAAAGATAAATAATTATTACGTTCATCTTGAATTAATTCATCATCACAATCATCATCACAATCTATTATTGTCGTAATATTCTTTTCTGTATCACGTTGCACATATTTTCCCACACGAAATATTCCGGTTTTATGTTGTATCATATATTGTGCTATCCATGTATTCGTCTGTATCATCCAAAATGTAACTACATCGCGACTATTTTTTATATTACGACCAAGAGGCGTGGTAGCATCCAATAATTGTATATAATTAGAATCTTGATAAACCAATTTTGCCTCATCATATACATAATTTTTATAAGGAGATATCACAACATTTTCTATTTTGGTCATAGATTCATTTATTTTCTTGGTAATAGGATCAATCCAAAATTGAATTGCCACTGCGAATCTACGCGTATTTTCTTTCAAACTACACAAAGATTCTGTCAATATTGATGGTAGCATTGGACGTCGTTTGTCCGGTAAATAAATGGTCGCAATACGATTATCAAATGAATCCCATAATTGAAATAATTCCAACCAAAACACCACATTCGCAATATACACGGTTACGCAAATAAATCCTGTATCAGGACATGTATGAATACTCAATCCGTCATCATAATCTACCGTATTGGCGGGATCTATGGTGAAGACTTGAGGTGGACGTTCATGACGTGTCAAATCCTTTATTTGATAAGATGTATTGTCCAAAATCTCTTGAAAATATTCCTCCATCGTTTTTTTCTTGGTCATTTTTTTGATATTTTCAGTCATTTCTTTCAACGAACTATGCAATGATTTGGAATACAATTGATATTCATAAAAGGCTTCAAATTGATTGACATCTCCCAACGTTTCTACTAAGAGTCCATTCGGATGTTCATCTGTCCATTCTTGAAAACGAAACAATACATATTTGTTTTTGTGACATTTGTTGAAATCTATGATTAAATCGTACGGAACCAAGAAATGTGGCAAATGACGATCATCTGGGATACATCTATACAACAATCGTTTTTTGTTTTTTGTTCTCCCATACGTTTTATTTCCATCTAATATGAGAATACCTGCCAAATATTTAGCAATACGCGTTGGCGAGTGAACGGTTTGTAAAGAGGGAATTTCTATGATATCTTGATTGAACCACTTTTTTTCTAAGGGAGAAGGTAATTTGTCAAAAAAAAGTACAGGTTGTTTGGTTTCAGGGTTTGTATATTCCCATTTACTATAGGTTCGGTCAATTATATTTACCTTCATATTATACATTTCTTGAACTGATTGTAACTCGGTAGTTGTATAATTCATTTACATAGATATATATTCTTAAATATCTATATCTTTATGATAATATACTACAATAAAACTAAAAAAATTCACATTTATTTTGGAGTGGTCCACTACAAAAATAGAGGCTAAACAATTACTGCTCTATAACTTGTTTATCTAGGACTATCGGTGCTATCTGTCATACTATGAGTATCACTTTTTTTGTCTATGTCTTCATCATCGTGATATTTTATATTCTTAGCAAAATTGTCATCAAACGCCGTATCAAAATACCTTGTACATTTTCTGAATTCGGGCTTATCTCTATGTTCTTTTATAAATTTTGCCTGCAAATTCATTATTTTTTCCTCTATTTTATTTCTTTCCACTTTATTTAATTTAAGATTTAATTGACGTACAAGAGATTTATTTTTTGTAAGATGACCAAGATCTAAATCATCATCAGGATGAGTCATTATTTGGTAAAACATTGTAAAAAATATTTTAAAAAAATTAGGTTCACGTTTTAATTCATTAAGTCTATTACTCGTTGCTAAATAAACATTATTGGTAATTTTACGAAAAGAGCTTAACCAAATTTGTGATTGTTCAACAAATAATTTTTCATCAGCATTATAAGTATTATTTTTATCATCAATATTTGATATTAGTCTTTCTAATGATTCATTTAGATTTTTACATAAAAACACCCGAAAATATGAAAAATTTGGTTCTATAATGCCTTGATAATTTTTTTCTATTGCGTAATTACAAATCCATTTATAAAATAAAATAAAAGAATTTTCTATTTCCCCTATAGTAAAATGTGGTTCTACGCCTCCTTTTATTTTTTTTCTTAATAAACGTCCTCCTTTTACCGTTTTTCTTAATAAACGCAAACGTATAGAATTTTTATTATTTTTACGAGTTTTTCTCATTTCAAGTATATATTAAAATATACATTTAAAATAATCTAAATGATTCTGAATTGTTTAATTGTCGCATGTATTTTTGGGGTATGTCCTCTGATAGAAAAACACATATTAAAATTCATTCATATTGAAAGTTTTATCATTCTATCAGCAATGTGTCTCTTTATACTTGCCATGATATATACATTCTTCATTCATAACATCAAATTGATGGAAGATATACGATTTTTAAACAAAAATAGTTATTTATACCTATTGATATTACTATTTGTCTTGTTATTTTACATTGCTGCCCATTATATTTATTTATTCACTTTGCAAAAACATAAACCGACTCATGTGACCATGGTAATCGCAACGTTCCCCTTTATAACCGCAATTCTTGCCTTTTTATTTTTTGAAGAAAGTATTGATTTGATCCAATTTATTGGATTTTGTGTAGCGGTGATCGCAGTCGTTTTGTTAGAAAATGAACTAAAAACATGATCCTATACTTATTATAACCAAGAATGCCACCGAAAAAAATAACAAAACCATTGCAAAAATATGATGTTTCAGAACTGAATCAATTCTTGGTCATTGTGGAATCCCCTTCCAAAATCAAAAAGATTGAGCAATATTTAGGACATGGATATCGTGTCATTGCTAGTATGGGACATATTTCTCGTATTGAAGGTTTAAAACAAATAGACCATAAAAAAGAATATTCCATATGTTTTTCACACATAACCGCGAAAGAAAAACACATAGAAGAAATGCGTAAAACAATCCACCAATATTCCAAAGAACAGATCATTTTAGCCACTGACAATGATCGTGAAGGAGAAGCCATTGGATATCATCTATGCGAAACATTTCAATTACCTTTGAATACAACACGACGTATTGTGTTCAATGAGATTACCGAATCCGCCATTCAATATGCAATCGGACATCCGACCATACTGAATATGAATATCATACGAGCACAACATGCACGGCAAATCTTGGACATGTATATCGGATTTAAAATTAGTCCAGTATTATGGAAATATGTATATTCTTCCAAATCCAATGCATTGTCTGCTGGACGATGTCAAACACCCGCATTACGTTTGATATATGACAATTACCAAGAAAAAAAGTCTCATCATGGCGGAAAACGACAATACAAAACCGTGGGGCATTTTTTTCCATCGTTTTGCATCTCTTGTGAATTGAATCATGCGTTTGAACAAGCACAAGATATACGCAAGTTCATAGAAGAATCACAAACATTTTCCCATGAATTTATGATAGGAGAACCCCATACATCCATGCGTGCACCACCCACTCCATTAAATACCTCTAAAATGTTACAATCCGCTTCTCATTTGTTGCATATACCACCCAAAGGTGTCATGAATTTGGCACAACAATTGTACCAAGAAGGACATATAACCTATATGCGCACAGAATCCAAGAAATATTCCCCCGAATTTTTACAAAAGACAGAAAAATACATTACCAGTCTACGTTATTCGGATGAAGGGTCTGATGGACGACGTTATGTGGGTAATTTGTTGTCTCTTTCTAGTGAAGGGCTCGGGCTTCCTCACGAAGCCATTCGGGTAACGGACATATACATATCCCAATTGACCACCAATGATTCAAAATTGAATACATTGTACCATTTTATATGGAAAAATACGGTGGAATCGTGTATGTCCGCAGCGGAATATCAAGTACGAAAAATACGAATCACTGCCCCGATGGAACATGAATATATGTATTCGTTGGAAATACCAGTATTTTTGGGATGGAAACGACTCACAAATCATAAGGAAACTGAGATAAATCCCCAGGGGTTGCTCCTATATTTACAATCAACACGAAAACCCGCGTCTGATGTCTCCACTACGTTACCGACATCCCTACCAAACCCTTCTGACCTGCGGTCATATGGGTTTGCGTCTTATACGTACATAGAATCTTCTATGACCCTTCGTGGAACACATAGTCATTATACCGAAAGTGGTTTGATACAAACATTGGAAGATTTACAAATTGGACGTCCGTCTACCTATTCCATGTTTGTGGAAACCATTCAAGAACGGGGTTATGTACAAAAGACGGATGTTGCCGGTATTACGTTGGACTGCACCGATTTTATACTACGTTCAGGAGAAAAAGTCCAAGAAACTATAGTTAAAAAAACATTAGGGGGGGAACGTGGTAAATTGGTGATTCAACCTCTAGGTATTCTTTGTATGGAATTTTTGTTGGAACATTTTGAAGGATTGTTTGCCTATTCTTATACCAAAACATTGGAAGAAGAATTGGACATAATCAGTACTATAGGGAAAAGTTCAGGCGGTACGTCTTGGTACCAAATATGCGAAACCACGCGTATAGATATCAATGACCAGGTGAAAATTGCCAATCAGAATCACAAACAAACATATCCGATAGATGAAAATCATGCAATTGTATTTCAAGGTTCGGGACCCTGTGTGCGGAATTCTATCACGATGGACTATTTACCAATCAAACCGTCGGTATCTTTGCAGTTGGAAAAAATAAAAATGGGAGGATATACTTTGGAGGAATTACTCCTATACAAACAATCATATATAGGAGAATATCAAGAAAAGGCGATTCATCTTCGTACTGGTCCTTATGGTGTCTATTTGGAATGGGGTGATGTACGTAAATCGTTGGGTTCATTGGAAGATGCAGAAAGTCTGATTTCTTGGTCCACGTTTTCTTTGGAAACTGCCATAGAATATTTAGAAGGTGTACCTACTGTTGAACCTGAAAAAGAAACGGGTGTTTTACGTATATTGACACCGGAAATGAATATTAGAAAAGGACCGTACGGAAATTATATTTATTACAAAACAAGCGCCATGAAAAAACCGAATTTTATCAATACACATGGATTTTCAGGAAATATTTTGACATGTGACATAGAAGAATTGGTATCATGGGCTATGGTTCATAAAGATGCACCTAGAAAAGGACGAGGTGGTCGTGGTGGCGGACGTGGACAAAACGGAAGGGGGCGAGGCGGTCGTGGCGGAAGAGGCTTTTCGTCTAACAATAATATATCATCATGAGTAAAAAATCTACAAAAGGAGGAGGTACTATAGATTTAGCCTTGGGAATTGTTTACTATATACTAGATGTTATTGCCTCCGTTTTCGTGAGTATTGCACATTTTTTCAATGAAAATTCTATTCAGTTTTTGTATTATATATTATTTCTAGGTGCCTATGTAATGTGTTTTTTTTATTTACAATTTCCAACAACCACCATTCCTTGTATTGTACTTTTACTCATTTTACATTGTATTTTTCTATTTATGATGTTGGTCATTAAAGTGAAAATGCCGATATTGGAAAAAAATGCAACATGGAGTTTTGGTAGTTTTTCCATATATATGGTGTCCGTGGGATGGATATTTATACTGATTGCATTGGCATTTTTGTTAAAAACCTATACCGAATTGTACAAAGCATTTATTCCCAACGGTGTAGATATTCAATTCGGTAACGCTGAACCCTCACGAAAAATGTTAATTACAACATTGATATATGCTGCAATATTCATGTGGGGGTTTTATACCTTGGAATATTTGAAAACCAATGATGTATTGTTATTAAATGTATTATTTGTAGCGTTTGCATTGTTTATGGTGGGTTATGCAATGTATAATTTCATCAGTTTGAAAATAATCAATGGAGTATTGTCTATCATTATTTCGTTTATTTCCATGATTATGGTAAAATATATTCAAGAAAACACGGTAGATTTTGAACATTTTTTCACTAGAAATACATTGGCAAATTATATCATTTTGTTGTTAGGTGTAATATTTAATATAATCGCCATCAAAGCGTATTATTTATCTAGTACGATTGCTACCACGATGGGAACTATACAAATACCACAAATCATCCAATTGAATCCTGCCTATCGCGAAGGCATGGTCATAAAAGTAAATAATCAAGATTGTGATTTTCAACCTACAGCTCCTATATGTCAAATGTTATTAACCACAGCAAAAGACAACCTAGATCCTGCAATTAAAAATCAATGTTGTAAACCAACACCAACACCTACGCCCGGAACACCTATGCCGACGACCATTCCACCACCCAATTCACAAGATGCTGTAATGGATTTATGGCGCAACCGTAGTAATTTGTCTACGTATCCACCTTCTTACAATGCTTTGAAAGAATCATCTAGTACATATAAACCGATCAATTCAACGTCAACTCCTACAACAAAACCGACCTCATCTACCATAGATGGTCTTAAAACCAAAGTATTGGATATAGTAAAATCTATCACTACCCCCACACCAACACCAATATCAACACTGATGCCTCCACTACGTTAACGGCATCCCTACCAAAACCTTCTGTACTACGTACATACGGTTTTGCGTCTTGTACCTACGAACGTAGGACAAGGGACGTTGCCGTGAACGTAGTGGAGGCATCTCGTCTCAATCGGTATAGAAGTGTTTTATTTCATATGTATAATAAATATAGAAATTTCGTGACAATAAATAAATAACCCATGGAAATCAATATAGAAAATTCATCTTCAATGTTTTCTTCTATTTCATGCAATATTTTTACATGGCAAGACATACAACAATATACAATCAATCACAATGAAAATCAAGCATATCTTTCCAATGACGTATATGAATCTATAAATAAATTAGACAAAATCATATTTGAAATATCACAAATTACATCAAATAACACTACATCCAATGAACAATCATATCAACATCGCAATCAGGTGGTTGTAAGAAAAAATATAGATTCCAATCGTCGTTCTACGGATACGGAACGTGCGAGAAAAAATGCAAAAAATATTGTTTCGGAAGAATGGAAAGCATTAAAAGCGTCTTCCGTGGTTGTAAAGTCAACATGCAAAGAAGGAATTGAAAAAGACATGAATGAATTGCGTATGATGTTAAATAAAATTACCAACAAAAATTATGACACACAAAAAGATCTTATTTTATCCCTAATTAAAAAATGTCAAATGCATCAAGATATTATGAACAGAGACGATGATCCAAAAGAATCCGAAGACATGTCTTATATGAATAAAATTGGACAATTTATTTTTGATATTGCTAGTACGAATAAATTTTACGGTGAAGTATATGCGGAATTATACCAAGTATTAATTCAAGAATACCGTATTTTTGAAATGATTTTGCAAGAATTTGTACAATCGTTTCAAACCATGATTAAAAAAATAGAATACACGGATCCCAATGTGAATTATGATGCATATTGCGAATATATCAAATTGAATGACAAACGACGCGCAACTACGTCATTTTTAGCCATTTTGATGAACCGATCAGTATTACCTGAAACCACCATTTTAGATTTTATTCAACATTTTCAACAATCATTAAACATATATGTAAACCGTGAAGGACATGAAGATGAGGTGAATGAAATTACCGAATTGTTGTATCTTCTTATTTCATTAAGCAAAGAGCGTTTACAACATGATTCTATTTGGAAAGAGGAAATCATTCCAGAAGTAATTTCGTGTAGTAACAAAAAAGCCAAAGATTTTCAAAGTCTTTCTTCGCGTTCTATATTTAAATTCAAAGATATGTTGAAATTTGTCAACATATAATATATAGCTGAAATATACTATGAGCAATTCATGGATTCAATTCATTAAACATTATTACGCTATGGAGCGTAAAAATGACAGTACCAAATGCCGTGACAGTGGTACATTAAAACGTGTAGCAAAAAAATACAATTGTATGAAAAGAATATATGATAATAAAACTCGTAAGAAGACGGACAAATTTCGCGGTAATAATCCGATGCATAAAAAACGCAAATAGACGAAAACTACCAAGAAGAAGGAAACAATTTCATAAAACTCGTTTGTTGTGGGGGTGAATATGCTGACATCATTTTTTGAAAATATTTGGTTTGCAACATATTTTCAACAATAGAAGGGCTTTCTTCTTTAGCATCACCATACGTTTCATAATATTTTACATTTTGTTTACCCAAGACAAAACACATTACATCAAATAGTAACATCTCCTCTTCTTTTGAAAAGGAAGGAATATTACAGTAACTTACCAAATATTTTTGTTGATTCCAGCGAAATTCTCTAGGTATTCTTTGTTCACGTTCTAATTTTTCCATAAAAGGATTTTTGGGTGTTTCGGAAACGTGCTTCTTCGTTGTTGTTGTTGTAGATGGTAATGGAATAATTACAAAACCACCCTCTGGTTTTTGTAGAGATTCTAAAGTTCCGACGTACAATGGTTTCATATGGTTGAAATGAAAGACAATATCTTCTATTTGTCCTGGAGTAATTTTGGTAGATGGAATGGCAATTTTAATCGTCATAATACTGGAATAGTTTGATTTTATATGATAAGATATGATTATATATTTTTCAATTTTATTTTTTAAATCACAATAGTAGAATACACATCTACTGTAACACAACCGATTTTATTGGTCTTGGTAATACAATGTATAGGAGCTACCATAATGGAAACAGAACGTTCAGATTTATATTTAGAAAATTGTTTACATAGAATGGCTCCCTGAATGGCAATTTTATGTTGTTGTTTCTTATCATATACATTGTCATGTATTTTCGCTACTACATGACAAGATGGTGATTGACTGATATGAAACCACAAATCGTTTGGATGTGAATCATCAATCAGGTCAAAATTTTCATGAGCATTACTTCCTATACGAAATTCTATGTCCATTTTGATGGAACCAATGTATTTGGAAATATGTTTCATTATAATCAGAATCGGGAAAGGAGACGAAAACTCGGTAAGGTATGTAGACCGTAGGTAAGAAGAGTTTATCATAGAAAATCATTGGATGAATTTTTATTTTTTCAATTTTCTAGAATTTTCCTTTCCTATTATTTTCCTTTTTTAATCGTTTTTCATGTTCTATATCTAATAAATTTGTACGACAGCCAAGTGGGCTAACACATTTCAATAAAGGGGATTTATCTTTGTTGTATACTTCCGAAGTTAGTCCACATTTTTCACAGTACCAAATGGCTTGAGACCTATCGGGATCAATATCAATCCAATCCATAATGATTTTATGGCGCCTACATTGTCGGTCTTCTATGGGTATTTTTGCATCTTTTAATTTTTGGGTTTCCGATACGTCTTCTCTTTCTTGGAACATTCTAGGCTATATTATATATTATAATATCTTTAGATAAATTTATAATGGCACAACAACTTGCAAATTTTGCAACTGGAGCTGGTGTGTTTGATGCCTACTTATACGGTGGTGCAATGATAGATAGTTCTCCTATGGCAGGTAACGGTGATTTGTCATTGAATTCAGTTTCATCATCCTATATGAAAACAACAACGACCTTTACTACAAGTGCTATTTCAGGAAGCGGTATTTCGTTTTCTGGTTGGTTTTTCCCAGCAGGTACACAAAGCATTGGAAGTACTATTTTTGATATTTCTACCGCATCCATGGCAGTATCTCTTTTTTATGGAACTAGTTCAACTGTAACTGGATTGTTTAATGGAACCGATGTAAGTTCTACGTATACAATTACACCGAATTCTTGGCATTTCTTTTGTTATACGGTACTATGTAGTCCTGCGAGTTTGGCAATACAAACACTTTATGTTGATAATCCGTCGGTCAATGTTACGAGTCAAATGATTACCCCTTATGTAGTATTAAATCAAACCACTACAGGAAATAACTATATTGGATACGGCATTGGTTCTGCGAATGGCACTGTTTACCAATATTTCAACGGAAAATTGGACGATTTCCGCGTATACAATCGTGTATTATCACCTCCCGAAGTGAACGTATTGTACAATTATAATTATGGCTCCAATACGATCGCAGCGGGTTCAGTCAACGTATCACCCAATTATGATCCACCACAAATTACCTCTGTGCAAATTGATGTTTCCGGAACCTTTAGCAGTTTGGATATTAGCCGAAATCCCGCATTTTCAGGAACGCAAGTGATCAATGTATCCAGTGCAAACTTGTCTTCTACCAACGGTACATTGTGGGCATATACCGATTTGTCAGTACTACCTGATACTGCGTATTCGTATTTAATTACTCCTCGTGTAGGCACAGTTACAGGTACCATGGTCACATTGAGTTCTATTACCACGACACCAATGATTGGTGGTAATTTCAATTCTTTGACCACGGGGTCTCTTCCTGCAAATAATGCGTCTGTTACATCCCCCGCAGTATCCGGATTTACTGTTTCATCTAGTGGAACCAATGTGTATGCATTAAGTGCCGGTAATGGTGGTGGTATTTATTCCGGATTGTTACCTTCTACCGTCACATATTATTTATCTTTGACGACTCAACCTTCCACATCGTCCTCCTTTACACAATATGTGAATATTAGCAGTGCCGGATATATTTCCTTTTACGCTTGGGGTGCGGATAGTACTTATTCGGCTCCTTACAATTCAAGTACGACCATTACGGTGACCTTGGGTAATATCACATTGTTGAACAATTTCACATTTACAACAGGATCAGCAGTTCCTTTCACCTCATTTTCCTTACCATTCAATATCACCACTTTAGGAACATATAGTCTTGTAATTACAGTACGTAATAATGGGGCTTCTGCATCTACGGTTAGTTTTGGCGGCGTACAAGTGCGTTCTCAATCATTTGCCACCATTGCCGGATACAAAGCAATTGATCCTTCTATGATGCAACTATATTATTCATTTGATGCCTCCTCGGGTGCAGGATATTTGTCCAATTATGCGACAGGTGCATCCGTATTAGATGCATCCCTAGCAGTAAATGCCACACTTTCTTCAAGTAGTCCGGTCATTCCATTAATCAGTTCCAATTATCTACTATTGGACGGAAATTCCTACGCATCCATTGGTTCATGGACTTGTCCCGCCTATTCGGTAGGACAGGGCTTCTCTATTTCGTGTTGGGTATATCCCACGGCTTCCCCTACCACCAAACCAGCAACCATTTGTTCCTTATCTAATAACTCTTCCGGAGGCAAAGTATCCATGTATATGAGTAATACAACAAATGCACTGGATGTGTCTTTTGTAGATGTGGCAGGAGACCCCGATGTAAATATTTCGGCATTCCCCTTGATGTTGAATCGTTGGTCATTTATTACGATCACATGTCAAGGTATTGCGGGAACCAAAGGACAATACAATTACTTCATCAATGATGTATCCTTGTCTTACAATCAATCCAGTTGGCCAAACACCACCTCTCCTTATACATTTAATTATGTAGGAGGTGTTCCTTCTTCTACTACGATTGGTACAAATACGGGTCCATTGGGTAATTTTACGGGCTGCATAGAAGATTTCCGTGTATACAATCGTGTATTAACCAATCAAGATATATTTTCATTGTGGTCTTTAGGATATACGAATTACAATTATTCCAATTTGATTGATCCGAGTGGATTGAATATCTATTTCCCTTTTGACCAAGGTTCAGCATTGGTATAAAACCCGTGAACATAGTGGAGAATTTCTCCGACAGTAGCATTAGACGCAAACCCGGAAAGGGACGTAGACCGCAGGTCGGAAGGGTTTGGTAGGGATGTCGGGAGCGACGTAGGAGCGGAGAAATCACCTAGAAGTGGAGACATCACTTCTTACTATACATTATACTAATTCGGAATAAATAATATAATGTCCAATGTATTTGTCAATTATGCATCTGGTGTAGCAAAAAATGAAATTACACTAATGAATAATGCAATCATAGACACCAGTAATGCACAAATTGGCACGGGCGATGTTTCTTTGAATTCTAACTTATCACAATATGTTCAAGTATCAACATCCTTTGCTACCTACTCTG